GTGATGTTTTGTTTCTCAGAAAAAAACGTTTTAGATTTTGGCATTTCTATTGCATGGTTTCGCATTGCTTCTGCTCTTGCGTGGCTTACTGATTGGTTGCGTTGTGCTACTTCTTTGTGTCCTTTGCGGTTGTTGCATTTTGCACAGCATGGTTGCAGGTTGTCTAGGTCGTGTCCGCCGCCGTTCATTACTGCGACTATGTGATCTACGGTGTCTGCTGGGTTGCCGCAGTAGTTGCACGTGGGGTTGCCTTGCAGAATTATGGTTCTGTTGCGTTTGTATTCTGGGTTGCTGTGTTCTTTACCCATTGCTACCGCGCCGCAAGCGGCTTGCTCTCGTTTGCTGTTGTTGATGTGTCATGTCGGGCTAATCCTTTGTGTCGGTTTGTTAAGTGTATGTCATCTGTATGTGTGATTACAGACAAAGTGATGATGCTCTACCCATCGGGCTGCCTCAATCCGATTACCTTGCACATCTAGTCGATTATGTTTACGACTCGCCCCAACGCTTAGCACATTGCCTTTTGTGTTGCAGGTTTTGTGCGCGCTGGTCTAACTGCGTTACCGCAGGTCATCCAACCGCGATGCGACTCGCTTAGGTATCCGGTTACTAGCCGATTGTGTTGCGTTTAATGACGTTTCTTATCTGACCTAACCATCAAAATTGCCCATATTGTTATTACGGCAAGCAAACCCCAAACTGTGCGACTCATTTTTTTAGCCCATCTATGACGGCTGAACATTGTCCAGCGGTAAGTGTTTCTACAACGCAATCATCTACCTGCAATAGTTTGTGGATGTAGTCGAGCAGCTGCAAATCGTCCCAGCCTTTACCACGCGCAAGACTCTTTAAGAAACCGATCTGTTTAGGTGTAGCACTGCCGTGACTATCTGGTTTAGCCGGCGCACTGTTAATGCGGTTGACCTTTTCCATTTCGGTTACTGATGCGCGCTCGCCTGTGTGCCCAATGCGGCTGTTACTGATTGCACGGCCAATGGCGCTGGTTTCGCAGTTTTCTAAGAAACTGGTTTTGTTTACAGGGCTGTTGCCAAATACTTCCTCTGCATAACCTGTGGCGATCAGTCGGTCATCGTTGTTGTAGCACTCTGCGCGCATGATGATGGTTGAGCCGTCATAGTGGTGAATTGACGTGATAATTCTGCCGTCGGGGTATTCTGCCCACCAGCGCACTAAGCGTTGTGCAACAGTTTCGTAAAGGCTTAGGTCAAAGTGTGCCATTAGCAAGCCATCCAGACGATTGCGTTACGGCCGTAGCGTGTTTTGCGTCTTACGCCGCTGTCAACAATGTACGCGTCTCGATGCAAGCCGTTTATGCGCGCTGACACAGATTGTGCAGGTAGGTCTAGTAGCACACTGATTTCGTCTGCAGTCATGCCTTTAGCCTCTGTGCGGCCAGCCCACTTAATCCAAAAATGCACCAACTCGCGTTGTTTGCCTGCGTGTGGTTTAGCTGCTTCGCCTGCTTCGCGTGACGTGTCCGGTGCATTGTGCGCAATTGCCACAGACGGATGATTGAGCGCAACTTGTGTGCGTTCTCCAGCCAATCCCAATGTGGTTGTAAACATTTCTAGTTGATCACTCATGTCGGGTTCTTTCTTTTAGTCGGGTTTATTGGTTTTACCTTAGTACACGCTTTTAGGTCAGGGTGTAACCACATTATCTTTGTTGGGTTGTGCCGGTGTCGTGTGCCGTGCATTGTTAGACCGCACGCTTTACAAGGCGCGTATAACATTTATGGCCGCCTTTAGCACGCTGGCATTAAATCTGTTTTGCTCACCGCCAATAGTCATAAACGCGTCATACATCAGTACCAGTTCATCTAGCAAAATGCTGTGGTCTGGCTGTTCAGGTTTTGGCACGTGGTTTGGTCTAACAATGTCATCTATAAATTCTTTAAACACTTTGTTGTATTTGTCTGAATAAGTTTCTGGGTACATTTGTCGGGTCTCCTCTGTTATGCCTGTTTCGGGATATGGAATATCAGCCATAGGTGCTAGCCCACGCTGAAAACCCCACCATACGGTATAGGTGTACTGCAGCACGGATATTTACGTCAGGGTAAAACAGATCATCAAGTTTGGTAATAATGCCAGCCTCGATCAGCCACGTTTCGTGTACGCCGTTTATTTGTAGCAAGCCTCGACTGCCACCGTTTGAGTCTTTGCCGTTCCACGCCATTGGGTTGCAGCGCGACTCACGAAACATAACACGCGCAAGCATTGGTGCTTGGTCTGCTGGCCAGCCAGCCGTGATTGCGTCTGCCACGTACTCTGCACAGCCTTTAGGCACGGTGGTGGTTGTAGCCGGCGCAGCTGTTGTGGTGGGCACAATGCTTGTCAGGGTTATGGTTTGTTGCCCTGTGGTCTTTGGCAGGCTGTCAGGCGCTTTGTGAGCGTCCCAGAGCAGGGTTAAACACGCTAGACCGCTAAGTGCCCATGCGCCTAATTTGATCGCTAAATAGGTCATTTTTTCTCCAATTGGTAAGGGGTTTGCCATGAGTCACCGATTGCGTCTTTAAACGCAATTTGTGCGTGTAGCACTTTGTCGGTCTCTGGGTCACGAAATATCTGAACAAGCACGTGTTGTTGGCTGTCCATGATGGTTGTGTAAACCTCATAAATGTATGTTTTTGCGTCTGCCATAATGCATCTCCTATCGTCGGTGTTTCCACCATAGGGCATTACTGTGGCAGTTCGGTGAATACCCTTTTAAACGCTTGCTGTATAAGGTTTGCAGGTTGCTTAACAAACATTGGCGAGACCTCAAAGTGCAGCCAATCGCCACCCGGTGCGCCGCCGATAGTTGGCTTGGTGTAGGCGGACCAGCGTTGTCGATCACAACGCCAGCCGCGCCCAAACTTTTGTGGAAAATAGTCAAGCACTTGCTCAATACCTAATTCGTTTGCATTGGCAAGCACAGTGTTAAGAAACGCAACAGCGCCTTTACGGTTTGCTAGTGGGTATTTGTCTGACTTGCGATAAGACAAGTCAACGGCTCGACCAGTGGCATGAACGCTAAGTGAGCCAGCGTTGCCCTTCATGTCGCGTACACCCCAACTCCCGTTATTCCACAGCGCGCCGTTGCTGTATTTAATGCACTGACGGATGAATTCATCCATGCCGGGTATCGGGCCTGCGGCTGCGCCGTCACTGTTACCTGTGTACGGCCGTGAGTTAATTACTTTAGGGTTTGCAGGAATAATGGTCATGGTGCTGTAACTGGCTCTGCTGGTTTGCGCTTTAGTCCGTTAGCGGCAACAAGGCCAGAGAGTGTGCCAGTCATAAACACGGTAAGTGTTGAGAGTAAGTCAATAAATTGTGCGTCATTAGGTGATTGCTCTAATGGCTGGGTAACAAACAACAAGCCGTACACAAAGCCGATAACGGTTATTGCAAACGTCACGGCAATAGTGCAACCGACAAACACAATCATGCGCGCGTGTAGGTGTTCTATTTCTGATTTTTCTTTAGTCATTAGTAACCCTTTCGCATTGTGAGATAGTTGAGCATCGTGTCATTGGGCCTGTTTTAGGCGCGTTTTGGCGTGTGGTTTCGCACGCGGTCAGGACAAGTGCAAACATGACGCTAGCCAAGTAATAGCGTGGCTTCATCGGCTGTAATACCTAGACGGTCTAATACGTCTTGTCGAGCAATGGCTTTGTCTTTTTTTGCTTTTGCTAAATCTTTGTCCTCTACTTCGGAAAGTTTTGCCCACGCCAAATGTTCTGTTTGTTCTGTTTCGGTCATTTCGCGTTCAATACCGTTGTCGTTAATTTTCATGTTTACACCGTTTTTCCGTATCCATACACGGTGTAGTTGCCAGACCATGTACCAGTTGATGTTATTAAATCAAATCCGTCGTATGACGTTGCTGTTGAATGGTTGCCAAATTTGCTAAATACATAAGTTCCAGTTGTGTAATTTCCGCTTTGTAGTTGCATTTGTGCAATGAACCCTGTCGCTTGTGCCAATTGGGGGTTATTTATATTCAAGATAATTGAAGACTTGAAATCGCCGTTGCTAAAATCAAAATCAAAAGAACTTTGAGCAGTTACTTGAGAACCTGCAACAACTGCAACAGTCGACAAAAGTGTTTGTTGGTTGTAATTGGAAATTGCCGGTGAGCCACCAGTTCTTAGCCTCAATTTTAAGGCATTATTTGTGCTTGTTGTAAAGTTAATCATGACTAAATAATTTGTGTAAGCACTTGTAAACACACTGTCTGCTGTTGCACTTGCTGATGCTGAAACTGCTGTCTCGCTCTTAATCAACTGCAGACCACTGTTTGATTGCAAAGTAGTCATTTGCGCAGCGGTTAAAATCTGTCCAGATGTAAAAGTTTGTGTTGTCATGTTGTGTCTCCTTTAGAAACTTAACAAGTTGTTGTCAAGAGTACCAAAAATGTTGTCATTGAGTGTGAGATACTGGTTGCCGTCTGTGCTCTCAAACGTGTAAGAGATTATGTGGCTGCCAGGCAAGATGTTGTGAGACACACCAGAAACAATAAGCGTTTGGGTTTCTGTGGCTGGCGTGCCTACAACAAAGTTTTTGACCACACTGCAAATGCTGGTCAGATCAAGCGTTAAAGCAATGTTTTGGTTAGCCGATGACAGCGCAGTGAGTTGGGTTGATAAGCCAGTAAAACGCAAAACAGGGTTTTGATATTTGCCCAATAGGTAGTTACCTAAGCCTGCTACCTCTGCAGTAGTGCTGTTAAGCAAATTGGTAAGCGCATATTGTTGTGCTTGATATAAGGCAATGCTGGTTGCGCTGCTAGTTGTCTGAACTGCACCTGCAGGCGATTGGGTTATCACGTAATTGTAGAGCAGCTCATCGCCGTATTGGTTGATCAGTGTCTGGTAAGGCAGGCCTGTGCCGTCAGTATTAAAGGTTGCGCCGGCTACAGGGTTCAGCACACTTGATCTGCCCTTAAATGTCAGTGTGCCGTTGGCTGACATAAACAAATAGCCTTGCTCACTTGTATTGACTTGCTGCAGGTAGTTCAAGCAAACGGTGTCTTGATCTATGGCAAACGCGCCCAACGTAGATGAGCCTGTATCTATAGATCGAGCGCCCTGATAGTTGATTTCTGTTAAATCTAAAATGCTGTTTATGCGTGTGCCAGTTGTTTGTGATGATGGTGTTACAGCGTTTAAGGCTTGGTTTGCTAGCACAGTAAAGTTGTCAGCGCATGACGCATACATCATGTCTTTGTTGCTGATGTCGTAATCTAAATTCCAGTCTGTTACCAAACCTGTGTAGATCGGTATGCCGTTAGCAAGGATTTGCACTGGGCATCGTGGCAGGACAAACGGGTAATACGGGCTAGCCGTGTTTGTTGGGTTAAGTATTTCAGTCTGGTTGTTAAACGCAATTGTGGCTGTGCCAGAGTTAAATTGGTCTAATTGACGGTTACGGCCACGTGTGATATTGACTGACTCAACAATGCTTGTTAGATCAACCATTGTTACGCCTCCCAATGTGCCTCGACCAGCGGTATTTAGCACCCCGTAAAACGAGTCGTTTAACTGAAACGGTGTACCAAACCCTGTTGTGGATTGAAAACCCACTAGCACTTGCATTACTGGCACGGTCATGCGGCTGCAAACACCTGACCGCTGCGGCGTTGTGCTTTTTGGATTGCTGTAATGATGTCTTGACCAATTTGATCTGGTGTACTTATCAGCCCTGCATTAACGGTGATGTTTATGCCGCCACCCATTTGACCCATCCTTGACAATGGGATTACGGCTTCTGGGCCTGCCTCGCCAATCATCGCCAATGTTGGTTGATTGACAATGCCGCCGCTAGCCATCTTTGGGATGTTTATTCCGCCGCCGCTAGTTGTGCCTTCATCGCCACCAACCCTGCCAATCTTAATCTCACCAATAAAGCCAATATCAGGTAGCAACGGCAAAGCGTTGTAACCCTTAATGATTGCGTTAATAACTTTTATCCAACTATTGGCCCACACCTCAAACACGCCAATAATGCCGTTAACTACAGCCTTTACGCCTGTGCTAAACCACTCAAACTTTTTGTATGCCACAACTAAACCAACAACTAGCAACGCTATGCCGGCTGCAATCAGGCTAAATGGGTTAAGCGCCATAGCAATGTTTGTGGCCACAATTGCGGCGGCTACTGCGCCAATAGCGCCAGCAATAACTAAAAACGCCTCTGGATTGTCTTGTGCCCAATCAGCAAACTTTTGTAGGTACGGCAACACAGCCTCGACTACTGGCAACAACGCTGCGCCAATTGACTCTTTAGTTTCGTCTAACGAGTTTTGCAGTATCTTAAATTTGCCTGCTGCAATATCTGCTGCCTCTGCCGCTGCACCACCAAACGTGCCGCCTAAGACGTTCATTACGTCATCAAGTGACGCGCCATCTTTAATCATGGCTTTAATCTCTGGTGAGAGTGCTTGCAAGCCTTTCATGTTGCCGCCGTAAGCCTTAGCCAAAGCATCGCTCACCTCTGCTAATGATTTGCCTGACCCTGCAGAAATGTCTTGTGCTAACCCCAGCGCGTCTGTGGCTGTAGCAATGTCCTTAGTGCCACGTACAAGGCTTGCCAGTGCCGGGCGTAGTTCAGAGTCTGCGACACCTGATGCTCGACTCATTTGCGCAATCATGTCCTCGCTGGCTTTAACTTGTGCGTCTGTTGCGCCAGTGACGTTTTCTAATGTCAAAGCCAATTGTGCTTGTTCGGCTTCGTCCTCCATTGCCGCTTTAGTAGCGCCTACAAGCGCAACGCCCAGACCTGCAAGAGCAGCTGCAGCCGGCACAGCCGCTTTTTTAATAGCAAACTGTGCTTTTTCGCCTGCAGTTTCTAATTGCTTAAATTGCTTAATTGCCTTTGATATACCCTTGCCGTCAAACTCTGAAATGATTGGAATAGACAGCATTACATTGCCTGCCTAACTGTGCGCGCAGTATCCAAGATCATCTTTTCCATTTGCTTTTCAATGCCTCTACGCGCTTTATACACAGCAGGGCCAATAAGTCGCGTGCGACCAGCGCCAACAAACCCCAACTGATCACCTAAACGATTTGCGTTAGCGCGGCCAGCAGTCTCAAAAATTGCTGCTGCTGGGTCTTTTTGCTCAATTAGGATTACCCCTACAGCGTTGCGCCGGGTGTCAATGCGTAGGCGCACACCGCTTTTAGCTTTAGCAACTGTAAACGGGAATACTTTACGGCCTCGACTATCCCACTTGTATTGCATACCAGACAACGGCACTTGGTTATACACGTCTTTTGCTGCGTTAATTGCTGGTTTGGCAATCTCGTTGGCTTGCGTTCTAAAGTCTTTTTGCAGTTGTGGGTCAATGTTTTTGAGCGCGTTAATAGTTTCTTTTACGCCTACCACTTGAATTGTTGTAATTGCCGACATTGTTACCGCTTTCCCTGCTCGTTAATAACTGTAATCACTGTAAGCAAGTCGCGCGTGCCAAACGGTATTTGTTGTTCAGGCCAGAAACCTGTTGCGGCACAAACTTCGGCTAGTTGCCGTCGATAAGTGCCGCGTCCGTAGGGTTTGGGTTAGTCACGTCTGCCTCTGGTAAAACATCCATTTCAGGGTTTTCTTTAAGCCAGTCCATAAAGTCATCAGGCAGTTTTTCGCCTCTGACCTTTAGCAATGTGTATGCCCAAAATGACCAGTCACGAAACCCAGAGTTTTGTGCGTCTAGTGGTTTCTTGTTAAATTTTTCTTCCCATAATGCAATGCTGAACAACGTGGTGTACAGATACTCTGGCTCTGCATTGGTAGTACGGGTCAACTTAAGTTTGATACGCATATTGCCTGCCTTGTGTCGGGCCGTTGCCGGCTGTGATTGGTTACGCTACTGCAACGCTGTACACGCCACCAGTAAACACAATGTCAATGGTGTCAAGCGCGCCCAATGCGGCGTTGACAATTGGCAAGGTTTCTAGGTAGCAACCCGTGAGTGTTGACTCTGGGTTAGTTGCGCTAGTAGCTGCGCTCGTTGGCTTAATCTTTACGGTGGTGGATGTGCCCACTAATGCAGCCAATGTTGCGTAAGTCTCTGTGGCAGCAAAACTGTTGTACATGGTCAAAGTCAATGTGCTGTTCTCAAGGCCAGCCGTGTAAACGCGTGCGGTTTTGCCAAACGATGTGCTTTCCAATGCCTCGATCACGCGCGTAAAGTTTGCGGCGCTGGTCTGGTCGGTCAAGTCAACGGCATTAACCGTGACTAACGGGTTAGATAGGTAAGTGCTGGTAGCCATGTGGGTTAAATCTCCTCGTTGGTGTCTGTACTAGTTTTAGCAGGTTTTTTAGGTTTAGGTGTGGATTGCTCAACAATGAAACCGCCAGACAACAGCGCTGCCACGTTGATGCCTTCGTCAGGTATAAACGGATCACCGACTATGCCAAGTTTGCTTGATGCGATGGTATAGATCATGCTGTTTGTGCCTGCACTTTCACTGTTAGGTCATAGCAAGGGTAAGACGCGCCGCCAATGTCAATCGAGCCGGGTTGACCTGATAGCACAATTACTTGAGATGCCAGCACCAACGCAACGATGCTTAGGATTTCGCGCAGCACTGGCAGACCTGCAGGCCCAGAGCCAACAACTTTAAGTGGGAAATCCATAGTCACAATGTTGCCGTTACCGCCGTAGGTCGTAAAACTTGGCGCTAATAGAAACACGCAGTTGGGCACAAGCCTTGTTGGGTCTGTTACTACCCTTAGCGCAGTTACGGCCGTTAGCGTGGCTGCTACATCGTCTATGGCCTCGTTTAACAGGTCTGTGTACGGTGCAGGCATTAGGCAACCGCTGGTCGGGGGATACCCAACAATTGCTTAACTATCGGCGTTAACGATTGCTGGGTTGGTGTACCCATTGTGTCAAACGCTGCAAACGCTGTTTCGATGCTGCCACGACTACGCCAAAGAGCTGCTGCATACATAAGCGTGCCCAGCGTGACATCGTGACCCGGTGACGTGGTAAGGCTGTCAAAATAGCCTGCCTCTTGCCGGCGGCGGTAACAGAAATCGTTGCCAGCGCTTCGTGCTTGTGTAGCAAGCGTGTAATCGTCTGACGGATTGGTAATCGTTACGCCCAAATATGTGATCAGTTCGGCAACGGTAATCCACGTGCAGTTTTGGTTGTGTACAACACTGCCTGTGTAATCAACAACATAATTTACGCTTGTACCTGTGCAGGCGTAGATAATTTGGTTAGGTCTAGCCACCTCTGGGTTAAATTGGAACTCGCCAGTTGTTGAGTCAACACCTGTGAACTCGTACTGCGGTAAGTCAAGCACTTTAAATGTGCCTGCAAACGGCGCAGCCAATCCACTAACTGTGATGCTTTCGCCTACAACAATTTCTGCCTCTTCAAGCGTGCTAATGCACGCGTAGTTAGACAGTAGTTGTTTACTGGCTGTTGTGTAAGTTGCCATAGCGGTGTAAGTCCGCTACAGACTAAGCGATTACGATGCCCTGAATAAACGAGGACTTGGCAACGAATGTTGAAAAGTAACCGTAGTAAGAGAACGTGCGGCTCAATGTGCTTGGGTTGGCGATTGACAAAACACCCTGTTGTGCTTCGTAAATCTCAAAGCCCGGTGCGTAAACAACAAGCATTGTGCCCGATGCAAAGTTGTTATCAACAACCAGCTGCAAGCCCATTACGTTCATGTTGTTGTAGCCCATGCCGCCAACTTTGCCGATCGAGTTTTGGCCCATAATGCCATCGGTGACATAACCCAAAACTGGACGTTTGTTGCTGTCCAACTGTGCACCCAACTTTTCCCACACGTCTGGGCTTACGCACAAGTGTGTTGGAAAATAGTTGCTGTCCTCAGCAATTTCGCGTGCTGCGTCATACAAGGAACTGATCAACGATGTTGGGTCACCAGCGGTGACAGTCCATGTTGAGCCTGATGCGGTCTTGCCTGAAACAAGTGCATCTGCTGCAATGTCATCAGTCTTAATCAGGTACTCACCTGCAAGGTCATTAAGAATAATGTTCATTGACGCTGGGTCAGTAAAGTCCATGTCTTGCATTGTCAACGTGACTTGACCTGCAACAGTTGACTTTGTAACCGTGTTAGATGCGATCACCATTGTGGTTGCGCTAACTGCAGAGCCTTCGGTCTGTGTTGCAGCGCTTGTGTGCGTTGTAATTGTTGGCCTGATGAAAGTCTTGCTTGGTGTGTTTGGCATCGAGCGCGCACCAAAAGCGGTGACAACTGGACGAACAAAGTTGAGGTCTTGGAACACTGGCCCAAGAACTGGCACTGGCAAAAGACCCGGTGTATCAGTTGTAAGAACATCGCCTGCAGCTGCTTGCAATGCTGATTGCTGATCGCGCACGGCTTCTTTGTATGCAGCGTTCACGTT